GCAGATCATTTTGAAGTAACTCCAAATTCTGTATTCATGTTTCACAATTATTCTGGTGGAACATTTGGTAAAGGTGGAGAAATGATCGATCAGCTTCAACATGAACGCAAATGGTCAGAGAGAATGATGCGCGATATCTATAAAGACTTTATGACAACAGATGAGATCATGGCGATGCTTGATAATAAAGACTTTTGGATGGATGGTGAAGAGGTTGTAAAGAGATTACAGGCAAGAATTAAGAAAAATGAAAAGGCAGAAATTTCTGCCAAACCAGCAAGAAAGACTGCGAGACCTAGGAAATAAAGGTTTACATTAATTCGCGCTTATGGTATAATATTGCCATACGGCGTTCGTTCAATGGATAGGACAGGATTCTTCTAAAGTCTTAATAGAGGTTCGATTCCTCTACGCCGTGCCAGTTTACAATAATTCGTTTTTGTGATATAATTATATTATGAGTAACGTACATTTCCAACGTAAAATTATATCTGAAGAGTTGTGGGATACATTGTTTTTCGCAACCGGTGAATATCCACAAAAAGAAAAAACTCCAGATTATCGAACACTCGAATGTGGCAATTTTCATGTTAAGATCTATAATGCTCGTCGTATTGTAGTCAATGGTGAAAAATGTTCTTCTTCCAGTGAAGCCAAATTTGTAATCTGTGAAAATCTATGATTATTCATCCACACATTCCTAAGCGTAAGAAACGTAAACCAAATGCAGCTCAGCGTCAACTAGCCGCTGATTGGGAAGCACTCATGAAAAAATATGAGCCAAAGAAAAAACTTACCCCAGTTACTGCTTCATCTCTTTTAAATCCAAAACCATACGTACGTGATACTGGTCCTAGGATTCCAAGTCTAAGTTCATGCGATACTGGCATTGCTTCCTCGAAGCCACGCATGCAATACACTGGCACTAAGATGTTGGGTATCGGCACTATGCATAAATCAAATGCAGTTCCAGTCTTTTCTGATGACGAAGCAAAAGAAATGGCCCGCATGCGTCGTGGTTGATTTACTTTTTATAACTTTGGTGTATAATAATACTATGAATCGTTCAAGCGTTGAATCTAACATTGTAAATGCTCACGTCTATAATGACGTTGAAAAGCTTAAGTCAATATATATTGATCTAATAAATCTTCGTGGTCGACTAGATCGCTGGTTCAACAAATACTTGGATATGTTTGATGAAAAAATGAATTCATCTAAACGCGATGAGCCGGTTTGGCGTCTCTATCACGCAAAGTGCAATGAGTACAGCGATGTAGTTCAAACCATTAAAACTGCTGAATACTATCTCAAAAAGAAATGATATTTAAGAACTCTTCTTCTTTTTCTCTCTATATCGAAGACATGGCTAAAGAGTATAGAATTTCTCACATGGATGCAGTACTTCGTTATTGTGCCGAGAATTTTGTAGAGCCAGACGACATTAAGAATTTAGTCAATAAGACTCTTAAAGATAAAATTGAAAACGATATGAGAGAAATCAATATGCTGCCAAAGCAGGCAACTCTAGACATTTAAAAATATATGATGAATCCAGATCCATTATGCGAGAATGAAGATTGTAGATTCCAATATGGAGTCTCAGTAACAACCTGCATGTATTACCCGCCAGTGTATGATAAGTATGGCAATAACGTAAATCCAGATGGCAACATAACATCTGGTAATGTCACCTGTTCTGTATGCAACAGACAGTGGTCATATTCAACTCAATACGGTAAAACTATTTTCACAGAAACCGAGATCAATAATGGATGAATACGACAAAGAAGAAACATTCAACGTTAATTACGAGAAGATTATTAATGAAAATTCTCTATTGTCTATAACGCGATTTCTTGCAATAACTTTATCAAAGAATCCATATCTAAGTGTAGGTGACTACATGAAGAATATGTCAGGCGGTGATCTAAAAATCCTGATGAATATTATTGATGAAGGTGAAGATCATCCCAACTTCTCAGACCTAATGTTGATTGCTGAGATGCTTGCAGTTGGCGAAGGATTAGAAAATGGAACTTTAGAAATCATTCATCATAGAACTAATCAATTGTTAATTCTTCTTTCATGCGAATCGCTCTATCGCAAAGGATTAATTAAAATTCACCATGAAAATATGTCATTTGGTGAAGATATGACTGATGCTATTATCGCAGAAAAACTATGATTGATGCGTTTCAAACGTACAAATACTTTATGGCTATTAAGCTACATCTGACGACAGATCGTTATGATGTGTTCAAATCAGATGGAAGAGTACATGGTTCGCGTGTTACGTTTGATAAGAGAAACGATAGGTTTCTCTTCGAGAAAATAGGTCGTAAATTTAATCAACCACGAGAACTCATTGAATACTTTGTTTCCAACGTTGCATATGGTAACACTAACGTTATCTATTCAACTGAATCAGATGAACAGTATGATACTTGGATAAAGAGAAAAGAATCTCGCACCTATACGTTTAAGCAACAGTTAGAATTTATAAAGAATTATTTAGAAGATAATCAGCTATCATTTGAAAACCTATTTGATATACATAATAATGTTCCAGAACTATTAAAATTGTATGTTGGTGGACACATACACCTGGAAACAATGGTGATGATTGACGATATGGAAAACTTTCTCCCCAAGTGGAAATCTCTTGTTATGTTGTGGGGAGATCAACTACGCATCTTGAATAAGATAAAAAAGTTTGTCAAGTACGATAAATCTAAGATAGAATCTATATACTTGGAATTTAAGGAAGGACTTAGAGAGAATTAAAAATGGGACGCACAATTCATAAGTTTCGTGATGACGACGATGAAAGACGTGGGAAAGTATCAAAGGGCGCAAAGCATTCTAGAAATATTCCAGGTAAGGGCATGCGCGTTATAAATAATTGGTTGGAAGAAGAATACGAAGAGTATGATGATTCTGACGATTTAGATTATGAATACGACGCTAATAATACGCAAACACAACGTTATAAAGGAAAACACAATGGATATTAATACACTTCGCAAAATGCGTAATTCTGATTTCGGTAAAATTTCTTCCGAATTCGAAAAGATTGCCAATCCGCAATCTGAAACAAAATCCTACCAAGATAATCGCTTTTGGAAGCTTGAAGCTGACAAAGCTGGAAATGGTACGGCCACTATTCGATTCCTCCCACGTGCCGAAGGTGATGAACTCCCTTGGGTTAAGATTTTCTCCCACGGTTTTCAAGGACCTACTGGGAAGTGGTACATCGAAAACTCTCTTACTACTATCGGTGAAAATGATCCAGTTGGTGAACTAAATTCTCGTCTTTGGAACACTGGTAATGAAGCCGATAAAGAAACTGCACGTAAGCAAAAGCGTAAGCTCTCTTATATTGCAAACGTTCTTGTAGTTTCTGATCCTAAGCATCCAGAAAATGAAGGTAAGGTATTCCTCTTCAAGTTTGGTAAAAAGATCTTTGACAAGATCATGGACAAAGCACGTCCTACCTTTGAAGATGAAACTCCTGTAAACGTTTTTGATCTTTGGGAAGGAGCTGATTTTAAGCTTCGTATGCGCAAGGTTGATGGTTATCCTAACTACGATCAGTCAGCATTCCAAGAACCAAGCGCTATCACTGAAGACGAAGATAAGATGTTGGCTATTGTCAACGGTCAACACAAGCTTTCTGAATTCTTGGATCGCAAGAACTTTAAGACTTATGAAGAACTTTCTCGTAAGTTGGCCAGTGTTCTTGAAAGTGCAGGTAGTGCTATGCCATCTGCAGCATCTCTTGCTGATGAGGATGATGAACCTCGTCAGACAAAATCTGTAAAGTCTAAGGTAACTATTGCTTCTACAGATGATGACGAAGAAGCAATGAGTTTCTTTAAGAAGATTGCTATGGAGGGGTGATATATCCACGTAAGTGTGGATACATACGGAGGGCGCTGCCCTCCTTTTTATTTGGAGAAGACGATGGAAGATGGAAAGACCATTCTATATGAAGTATTTAAGAATGGCATTAAGAATGGAGAGTTTAAGGTTCTATCACTTGGTATAGAACAAATTCGTCGTACTTGTAATCAGTGGAACTTTCGTATTGGTGATTACGAAATACGACGAATAGCAGATGGTGAAATAGTATGGAGAGGATCAGTAAACACTTCTAGTGACGAAGTATCTATCAATAGATGAATCGTTATTTCTTATTGGAGCATCTATTTTAGTAACTTGTGTTGTCTTTGCGTTATTGTTTACAGTAGGAGCTACGATATTATTTGAAGAAGCCTGTGCTGCTTTATCTTTTAATGAAGTGACTTGACTAGTCATATTTGAAACTGTAGTACCATCGGTAGAACTAAATCCTCTTAGACCAGAACTCAATTTTTCCATGCCGATGCCGGCTTGCTCAAGGCCAGGTCCTAGTTTTGCAATTTGTTCAAGTTGTTCAACTGGACTCTTTTGACCACTTACAGCTGATAGTAATCCGCTTGCCATATTTGACAAACCAGATACTACATTAGCCGCAGCAAACGCTGCCATGCCACCACTTACTGCAAGTAATCCTGCTCCAACTTGTAGTAAAGCACTTCCGTCCACGCGCGAGAGTCTTTCAATACTTGTAGTAACTTCATCGATGATGTTAACAATTCCATCAGAGATTCCATTGATTATCTTGAAGATAGCATCTCCAACTTTTTCAATAATTTCTGGAATAGCTTTTATACCTTCAACAAACACATTCTGAATTACATCTGCAATTTTAATTAATACTGGTGCAAAAGCTTCTATTGCTGGTGCAGCCATTTCAAGAGCTTTACCTATTCCCATTGCCGCCAGTGTAAATGCACCCATTCCAACAAGAGTTGCTGGATTGAAGAAATATGCAAATCCTTGCGCTAATCCCTTTAGCAATCCCTGTAAGCCAGAACCAAGACCTTTACCAAGCTTAGCTAATGCCGTGCCGAACGAACCAAGACCTTTAGCAAATCCAGAGAACATTCCTCCATCATCGCTTTCACCCTTGCCGCCTTCAGCTTTAGGCTTAACTGCGTCATGAGGACCCTTAGTATTTTCAGCAATGTGTTTTAATAGATCTGTTTGTTCTTCTTGACGTTTTATTGCTTCTTGTTGATCTTCTTCGCTTGTTGTTTGTTGGCGCGAGTCTTTAATTGAGTCCTTAGCAACTTGTGCTGCTAGATCTTGCTTAGCATACTTATTTCCAAGATCTGCTTTTCTATCAAGTAAAGCTTTTCCTGCTTCAGTATTTGCCATTTGCTCTTCATTAAGCCCAGTTTTACGCTTAAATATTTCTATTTCATTATCTGTTTTCTGAATGGCTTTAGCAGTCTTTGCTGCGTTAACATAATCAGATTGAAGTTCTTTCTTTGATTTTGTAGATCCTAAAAGTTGTTGACGTTCTACAAATTCATCGCGTGCAGCTCTCTTACTTACGCCAAGTAAGCGATCCATCATTCCACCGGCTTTTACTGCGCCAGATGATAATAAACCCTTACTTATCGTGCTATAATTATTACGTAAACTATCTTTTAAATCTCGAAATCTTTCTCCAAACGTTTTAAAAGTTTTTAGAGTAGATGCTATTTGCACTGATGCAGCAGTTTGCTGCATGAGAAGTTGTTTTTGTATTTGTAATGATTTTTCAAGAGTTTTTGCTATTTTTTCTGTTTCATGTTCTTGTTTATATGTTTCTTTTGCTAAAATAGCTTCTTCTAACGCTTGAATTTTTGCTGTAGCTGAAGATCCTTCCAACACTGCGCGAATAGATTCTAGATTATCATTTGATAATTTTTGTAAATCTATAAGCGCTCTAAAATGCTCACTGTTGTCAACTGTGTTTACTACTGTCGACGATGTAGTAGTTACATTGACATTAACTGGTGTTGGTTTACTTTTTCTTTTTGGCATTATCCAGCTCTTTTTGATTCTAGTCGTTGTTTCTCTTCTTCCAAATACTGAATGAGCATTGCTACATAAATTTCACGTTCGAAGGGAAGCATGTTCTCAATTTCCCCTAGACTATATTTATGATATTGCATGAGAGCAAAATTCATTTTATAAAAGTTATGTAGACTTTCATGATATAAACATATTAGAAAAAAGAGTCAAGTCCTCGTATGTATTTTTCGTGTGTTTTAGAACAAACTGGACATACATACTTTACTTTTTCTTCTAACTTTGGCATCGTGTCAAAGAATTTTTGAATTTTAACAAACTGATCTTGTGTCAGATTGTTAATAAATTCTTTCATTTCTTCAGGCTTCTGATCTTTTGCATAAAACATTTCTTCACTGTTGTATACAGCCTCAACACAATTACACACTATGTCAAATACTGTGTCAATGTCAGTTGTTTCAAGTTTTTCCATCTTATTTAAGATATCAAGTGAAGGATATCTCATCACAACCCCTACATCATTAAACAATGGAATTGTTTTGTTATGATCCTTAGGAATGTCAACTTTTAGTTTAGTAAGATCTATGTTATATAAAACAGAAGCTTTTTCATCTGTGCATGTATCACACTTTAAAATAAGCTCAACGTTTTCACCTACTGATTTTGCGCGAATTTGCGTAAAGATATATTCTATATCGAATAAAGCTAAATCATTTACTTTTATTTTGTCTGTGGGTATACATGCACTTATTACATTTTTAAGAGTGTCAATCATCGTATCAGGATCTTCACTCTGCTGCGCAATTAATAGAGCTTTTTCTTCTTTAACAAGAAATGGTCTATAGTTTATAGATTTTCCT